GCGGAAGTCGCGTCGTAGCGCCACACGTACGGGTAGACGCCGCGAGGCCCGATGGCCATAGACACGGGGACGATATCCAGCATGGCCTCGCGGATGTACTCGGCGACGGTGATCGACTCGTCTATGTAGGTGCCGACCTTGAAGGCGCGGAGGGCTTGGCGCGCGGCGTTGACGCGCCCGTGGTCGACCTGCTGCTCGGTGAGGCGCACTAGGTAGGCGATGAAGTCGCCCGCCGTTTCCATCTCGCCGCCTGTTTCGTCGATTAGGCCGCCGCCGGAGTCCCACGTGGTTGAGATGATCCCCAGGTAGTTCAGCGTAGCTAGCGCGGTGGGGTACATGCCGAGCGCGACCTGCGTACCGTTGACGCTCAGGTTCAGCACCGGCGCCACGTCACTAGAGTTGTCCTCTGAGTTCGTCAGCGTCACCGAAGTGGCCGCGACTGCGTGCCCTGCGATCAAAAAGACGAGCGAGATGACGCCAGTGGTGACGTGCTGCACATAGACGACACGCTTTGCGCGAGAGCCAGGGACGGTGCCGCCGCCCGGCGTACCGATCACAATAGCCGCAGGCCGGGTGACGCTTAGCTCCCCGAGGCCCGCGCCTGGGCCGGTGTAGTAGGCGGTATAGACCCCGCTTGCCACGAGGGCGTCTAGGATGTCGTCGGCGCGGTAGGTTGCGACGATTGTTTCGTCGGACGAGAGCACGTCCTGCTCGATAGACGCCCGCACGCCCTCGCCGTCCGCCCCGTACTGCGGCTCTTGGAGACGCCCCGACACGAACGGGCGACGGGCAGACCAGTCGTCCCCGTCGGCCAGCTGCGCCAGCTCGGCCACGCAGCCGGCGAGGTCGTGCCCTTGCTCGATGAGAACGGCGACATCCACGCCTAGGTCAAACTCTACGGGCACGCTGCGCCTGGGGGAGTCCGTGCTCCACAGGTCCAGCGTCTCGGTCATATCGGCGAGGTCTAGCAGGCCGTCCGAGATGACGATCGTGCCGCCTGTGCCGTCATCGATGGTGATCGACTCTTGCCCTAGGTACCACGTGCCCCCGGCGTACTCAAGACTTAGGACCCAGCGGATAGTTCCGGATAGTTGCGCGGGCGTCCATCGGTCGGTCACAGTTCCTCCTCAAGCCGAATGCTAGACGTTCGCACCATCTCGCCCGTGTTGCCGGTGCCATCCCACTCGCGCCCCTGTACCGTCTCAATCGAGACGTCCGAGACGATGCGCCCGTAAAGGTGCAGGTCGTCGTGTACCACCATCTGCGCCGTGTTCAGCGCGACGCGCGGCAGGTAGGCGACGTAAACCACCGGCTCCGCGCTACCGTTCAAGTGGTCGACGATGCCCCGGATAAGGCCCGGGCCGTCTTTCGCCGCGGCGACAGGGGTTGGCATTCCTCCCGAGCTTACCCCGACGACGTAGTCGGGCTGCGTCGTCGTCATGTTGAGGCCCAGCTCGCTCTGATCCGAGGCATCCGACCACCCGAACTCTACCGACCGCCGGGACGGCCCCGCTACTCGCGCCGTGCGGCGACCGCTAGACCCGGTGAGAAGGTCCGTGTTCGGCTGCGTCTGCAACGCGCGGCCCCACGAGTAGCGTCGCCCGAACACCGCGAGGTGTCCGATAAGGCAAACGCCCATCTCGTAGTGCGTCTCCGCGACAGGCTGCGTCGGGATTGTCAGGCGATACGCCGAATACTGCGGGTCGTTATTCCACACCAGCAAACCGCCTGGGGACATCAGCGCGCCCGTGGTCCCAGATGCGCCGACGGCGGAGACATCCCCATAGACGGCGAGGCGCGCCTTCTTCGTGTCTTGCGCCGTCCACGCCCCTTCGGTCTGATACTGGATGGTCCGCACCGGCCCCGTCGCCGCGTCAAAGGTGAACCGTCCGGAGTTCATCATCGCGTGCGGGTAGAAGTAGACGCCTGACGAGGGGTTTACGATGCTCGGGTAGACCACGTTCGCGCGACGGTTCCACGCCAGGGCCGTTTGCCCCGACGACGCGTCCCACGTGCCGATTGCGACGTAGGCACCGGCGGCGTTTCGCCCTTCTAGCGTCGCGGTGCGGAAGTTCGCGCCGCCGATGTAGAGCGCGCCCATGCTTCCCATCGCGGGCGACACGCTCGCCACCGTCGTGTCCGTCTCCCACACCATCACCTGAGCGCTCAGACTGTCCACGCTACGCCAGCGCACCGACGGCGAAGGCGAGTCGAGCGCGTCGATACCGTGACCGTACCGAGCCGCGATGTTCCAAGCATCCCCGAGCACCGCAGGCCCACCGACGGCGCGAAGCTTAAGGCCCTGAGAAAGCGTCAGCGGTCGCGTCGAGAAGTCGACGCCGTTGAGGTCCTGCGGGATGACGAGCTGGTGAGGCGAGGACATAGACGCCGACTTCTGCCATGCGACGTATCGCCAGTTGGACACGCCAATGCCCGACTGCCCGAACCTCACCGACTGCGCCGCGGCAGTAGCGCCGCCGTCCGTTAAGGTCGTGTCGACGATGCGGACGTAGCCGCGCGTGATGGCGCTAGGTCCGTCCAGCTCGTCCACCCAGACCGTGCACCGGCCCGTCGCGCCCTGGTTGCTTGCGAAGGCGCGAATGTGGACAAACTGTCCCGCCGTCCTGGCGTAGCTAAAGAGCGTCGCGCCTGAGACGTCGTCAAAGACCACGACGGTCGTCGTCGTGACACGCACTCGCAGACGGTAAGACGAGGTTGAGGAGTGCGCCGTTAGGGTCGTCTCGGTCGCGTTGCCGCTATCGGTATCCACTTCCCACAGACATTGGACCGTGTGCGTTCCGTTAGTCGGCGCGGCGTGCGTGTGCGTGTATCTACGCACTTCGGCTACTCCCGCGCTGATCTGCATGGCCCCACCCGTAAGGGTCGTCGAAGGTCCTCCCACCGTTGTCACCGTCCAGCCGAGCACGTCGGGCTCCCAGTACGGTTCCCATGTCATATACGAGCCTGCCGAGTAGTCAGTACCGTCCTGCACCGCAGGCAGCATCGGCAAGGTTGCGGCGGTGAAGCCAGCTAGCACAGTGTCTGCGAGCTGCTGGTCGTAGATCGTCGTACTGTCTACCGAGTGCACCAGATGGAGCGCGCCCGCGTACCATGCACAGGTCAGTGAGGACGGGCGCTCGGTGGCGTATGCGAGAGCGACATACCACGCAATAGCGCCGTCCTGCCCAAGAACGGACCACGTAAGCCCGTCCGAGCTTCGCGCGGGTCGCACTTTCTGATTGGTTGAAACCACAGCGAACGCGTAGATCTGCCCATCGTCATCAACGCTCGCGCATAGCTCGGTGTCGTCGCTTAGCTGATTTCCGGCGCTGAGTAGGGTAGCCGGGTAAAGAATGCCCACCGCGACAGGGTCGACGTCTGACCACCGCGAGTAGGCGCTTCCGAGGCGTTTAGCCAGCGTCGCGGAGTTTGCGCCGTAGTTCGTCCTGGAGGAACCGCAGTAGACTACACCGAAGCCGACGTCAGGGATCGCTACGATGTCGTGAGCGCCGCCGGTGTGGGTGCTCGTCCCGCTCGTGCCCGGTACGGCCTCAACCAAAGCAAAGGACACCCCGTCGTCGATGCTCGCGTATTGCCAGAGCGTGTCGGGGGTAGGGGCCGCCGGCACGCGCACAGCCAGAATCATGAGGACCTGTCCCCCGTAGTAGCAAGCACGCAGCCGTTTAGCGGTCACCGTAGTGGTGTCCACGTAGGCCGGAAGGCACGCGCTCGCCTGGAGTGCCCACGACACGCCGTCGTCGACGCTGAGGTACGCGCGGACCTGCGCGCCGTCGCTCGGGAGGTCGTCGTAGTAGGCCAGCAGCAGGAGGCGCGAATCTGGCAGCGCCACGAGACACGAGTGCAACGCCTGGGCCGTGCCGGAAGTCGTCTCTAGATCCACGCTTGTCATCGCGCCCGCTTGCGTCAGGCGATGCACGCGCAGGGTCTGTAGCGTGGCTGCGAGGTTTGACTTTCGAGTTGTCACGAGGCGCGTACCTGCGTCCGTGTAGATCACATGCGGCAGACTGTAGAGCTCCGCGCCGCCGCCGCTTGCCCAAGTGTGGACGGTGCCGAAGCCAGCGTAGCCGAGAGGGCCGTCCTTCCCCTGCCACGCCCCACCGCTCTCTCTCCAGGCGAACCCACCCGCACGGATGTCCTCCGTAGTCACGGCGCCGCCGGCTCGCGTCGTCTGAACCTCCACCGTCGTCCCGTTGATCTGCTCGCCGCTGGTTGAGAGCGTAAGCATGGACGCTGCCACAGGCTCAGGCACGCCCGGCTGGGGGACCGCCTGCGTGTAGCTAGACCCTGCGCCGGTCTTGCTTGGCGTAATCCTGGGGTCCCGGATGAAGATGCCACGGAGGGCGTCGGGAGTGTATGCGGTTCCCATGTGTCCTAGCTCCTTGCCTGGCCGGCGCGGCTGCCGGAGCCTAACGCCTGCGAGAGAGGGCCGCGTGTGCGGAGGTTGTCGCGAACGAACGAGTCGAAGACCCGATGCCGGTAGACCTGCTGCACCACGATGGTCTGCCCACCGCCCACGCCGCCGTTCGCCGCTCGGATTGCGTCGTCGCCCATCGCCCGGCGGCCCGCTGGATTCAGCACGGCCTCGCCTCGGCGTACGGTCGCCTGTTGTTCGTCAGGCGCCATGCCCCCGCCCACAAAACCGCCGGCGTGGAAGCTAGGGTTCTGCGACGAGATCACGGCTTGCTGGATTAGGCCCGCGGCCCCGACCACCCCCGCCGCAATGAAGTTGTACGGAGGCGGTGCGGAGGCGAGCGCCTGGACGACGGCAAGCGCGGTTGCGGCGGCGGCACTTGCCATCTTCGCGGCCTTGTCGATTAGGAACGCTTTACGGGCGGCATCACGAGTAGCCGCGACGCGCTTGTTAGCCATCTCCTTTTCAGCCTGCGTCGCGTTCTTTCCGAGCGCGTCACGGTCGGCCTGCGCTTGCTCGTAGGCGTCGACCTCCTGGTCAAGCTGATACTGGGTGTACTGCGCAATCACGTCCGCGACTGCCGCGAGCGCTTCAATCTTGGCCGCGGTCGCGGCTTTGTCGGCCTCGGCCTGCACTACGGCGGCTTCGGCTCGCTGAGACGCCAGACCAGCCTCGTACGCCTCGATAGCCGTGACGGCGCGGAGCTCTTCCTCGATGCGCGCGTCCGTAACTTGCTGCGCAAGGGCGATCTCCGCGGCCGCGTACTTGCTTGTATCCGTACCCGTGAGCTGGCCCGCCGCCGCGAGCTCGATGCGCTCGTTCTGAAGCTTAGCCAGCTGCTCCGTCAGCTTCTTAGACTCCGTAAGTTCCGAGACGCGGGCTTGCTCTATCGCCCCTTCCGCCGCGACTAGCGCATCCATCTGGACGGCTTCCACTTTGAGCGCGGTGGTCAGCGTCTTTGACGCGGCGACGTGCGTAACCTTTGACTTAGCGGCGCCGACCTGCGCGTCTCGCGTCTTCTTCGCTGCCTCAGTAGCTACGGTGTGCGCGGCGGCGGCGGTCTTCTCAGCCTTCGCCACCTTGCCCGTTAGGCCCATGTAGTCGGTAAGCTTGGACATAAGGTCAGAGACAGTAGGGACCTGCGCGCCCAGCGCCTCTGCGACTAGCAGGAGCGGTCCCACGACGGACAGACCCGCCGTCGCGAGGTCGCCCAGCGTGTTCGCAATGGCGCGTACCTTGTTCTCGGCGAGTAGAGTTTCCTGCGTCGTCTCGGTCAGCGTCTCCAGGTACGTCCCGAGGCGTGCGGCGCCCTGAGCCCGGATGTCGCTTTCGGTGCGTTGGGCTTCGGTCATAGCGCCCGTCGCGACGGCTAGGTCAAGCGCCGCGGCACGTTGCAACTCGAGCTCGCTGCGGGCGTACGCGTTCGCCGTCCCCATCACGCGCGCGGCTTCGGCCTCCGCGGCTTGCACCGCTTCAAGGTGCATGATGACCGGCACCGCGACCGCAGCGGCGGCGGCAAGGGCAACAAGCGCCGGCGCTGCCAGCCCCCCCAGCGTGCCCGCGGCGACCTCGCCCACGTCCGCTAGGTCCGCGATGCCCTGCCCGATGCTGCCCAACCCCGGCGCCAGCATATCGAGGGCGCCTGAGAGCTTCCCAGCGCCGCTCCCGGCGTCTCCAAACCTATTTCCTAGTTCCTTCCCTGCGTCGGCAGCACTTCGGGTAGCCTTCTCGGCCTGCTCCATGCTCGATTTCGTCGCCTTTCCTGCCGCCGCCGCGGCCTTCTCCGCAGCCTTAAAGGACTTGTTCAGCTCGCGCGCCATGTTCCGCGCTTGCTCAGCCGTCATGCCAGGGATGGACTCAAGCTGCTTACGGAGGCCGGCGAGGTCGGCGGCGATAGTCAGTTCTGCGGTAGGCATAGGTGGCTCCTTACTTCTCGAAGCGGTCGGCGCTGCGCTGGATGGCTTTATCCAAGTCGTCGAGGCGTGCGTCAATCGCCGCCTGCTTCCGGTCGATCACCAGCGCCTTCCACACGTTTTTTCCGTCGGCTTGGAGCGGGTTGTCGCCTTCCTTAGAGATGCCGATAGGGCGCTTGCGTCCCTTCGTGTCGACCATGGCGCGGGCGATGTAGCCAGCGGGAAGCGTCCCGTTCGCCTGCCAGTACGACATGACCTGCGAGTATTCGGCGTCGTTTAGGCCCTTGAAGATGCGCGAGAACGGCCCCGGCCGGCGCACGAAGTAGCCGTATTCCGTCGGCTGGTTCACCTTTGTCGTCGTGCCAGGCGCGCCGTTAAACTTTTGCCGGCGAGGCAGGTTGCGCGTTGCGCCGTTGTAGACGATGCCACGGACAGACGCACCGCGGAGCTCCATCCGGTAGTCGTTACTGTCGCCCGACTCGCCCGACTTCCGGCGCACGTTCTTATACCAGTCGCGCCGCGCCCCCGAGGCTAGGTCGTTCGCGATCTCCTCGACGATCTGTATGACGTCTCCGGCAACGTCGCGCACGAGCTGGTCCACCGCGCGTTGCAGCTCGGGACCAAGGGTCACTGTCGCCGAGCTGCTAGCCACCTAGATCCCCCAGAAGGCTTTCGCCGACGGGTCCCCCGTATCCTGCGGGCGCGGCTTCGGTGTCCCGCGCTTCGGCTTGCTCGGAGGCGTGTGCTTCGCGCGCCACCACCCGAGCACGCGCTCTTGCGTCTCAACAGTCCACCCGTAGAACGCCTGCGGGTCACCGCAGTACGTCAGCCCGATCTCCAGGGCTACGGAGTCGAGTCCCCCGTCTGCGGTCCCGTAAAACTCGCGGCACGCGCGACGGCTTCCTCAGTGGGGACGTCCACGCAGAGCTCTAGCGCCTTGCTTGCGGCAGCGTAGATATCGGCCTCGGGAATGCCCAGCGCCATCAGCTCGTCGAACACCTCGCCACCGTAGGGCAGTGGCTGGAAGGTGTACTTTGCTTTGAGCGGCTTTCCGCCCCAGCACACGCCCAGCGCGGCGCACAGTCCACGAATAGCGTTCGAGCCGACGGCTAGCGTGATCTCGCGCCGCACGAGGAAGGAGGGTGGGGCCTTGAGGGAGACGGTGTGCGTCCCGAGTTGTACGGTCGTCATGGTTTACTCCTGGTTGAGACGCGAAAGCGCCCCCCGCACCGTAGCACGGGGAGCGCCTAGCTCGCACGCAGGCGTCTCAGGTCGTGACGATGGTGCCGTACACGATTCCCGAAATGGAGAACGAGTTTGGATCTCCTTCCGAGAAATCGATTGTGCAGTGGCACCCATTCATGACAATGGTGTGGTCAGCCACATCGCCAAAGTTGGTTCCTTCGATTGTGACAGTGATTTTGAGCCCGTACACATCCGAGCCCGTGATCGTGCTCAGAGCTGCGGAAAAGGCGCCGGTCTTGTTAATCGCGTCGAAAATGAGTTTGTCAGTTGCGTCACTCAGGTCTGCCATATGGCACGACACACTGAAGGACGGGAACGAGCGCGACGTCAAACGGACGGACCCGAGTTCGCCGCGATCGAGGTAGGTAGTCGCCTCGGTGTTGCCCTGGTTGAGGCCGGTGAGCGAGAAGTCGCCCGACTCGAGGGAGAGCGTGACCGACAGGGGCGTCGGGGTGGTTCCGTCTGCGAAGAGGACGGTTGCGTCTCGAAAGTTCTTGATGACGGTGGATGCGGCCATTGGCTACCTCACTGGAGTGGAAGAGTGTGCACGACCCGGAACTCGACGGCGCCGACGACCCATTCGCCGACGTCGTTTGTCTCGCGGGTAACGCGGACAAACTGGAACTTATAGGAGCTTGGCCACGTAGCGTCGTAGACCATGAGCTTGTTTATCACCGCCTGCTCGCCGTCCAGCGCGCCGTCGTAGCTATCGGCCATCGACTTAGGCGCCAGCCGCCAGGAGTAGCGCACGAGGAGGTTCGACTCCACTAGCAGGCCCTCGGCAGGCTTGCCCCGGTAGGCCCGGAGGTCCTGCGTCTCAGACACGTGCACGACAAACCACACGCCCGAGCTTAGGTCTGCGTCTCGCCCGAAGTTGTCGGGAGCGACGCGCGACTCCTTCCACGTGGCGAGCGTGGCGATGCGCGTGGTCACGTCCTCGCGCAGCTGGCGTACGGTCTTCGACGCCATCAGTAGCCTCGCAGCCCGAGGAAGTTACCGCCGCCGCGACCGTTCAGCCAGACCTGAGACGACCCGCTCTTACGGTGCGTCGGGTCGACCTTGTTCGTGTCGCTCTCATCGTAGACGAAGCTGAGCTGCCCGTAGGCCTCGGTGTAGGCCGCACGGTAGTAGTCCGCGAGGGCCTGCCAGCGTGAGCCGTCGCCGGCGCTGGTCTGGAAGTCGAGGAAGATGAAGTGCAGCGTCAGGAGAAGGTGAACGTCGCGGAAGGCCGACGGCGAGATCACCAGATAGGGTCTGCGACCGTTTGCGATGACCCTCAGCATAATAGTGGCCCAGGCCTCGTCGAGGTAGTCCTGAAAGGTCGTCGCGCCCGTCGCGAGTAGCTGGGGCAGGTCCGAGTGCCGACGGATAAGGTCCGCGTCCGTGACGACGGGGGAGAGCTCGCGGCGCACCAGCGCAGCATCCTGCCGGAAGGTGTGCGGGAGCCCGTCAGGCATGACGAGCGTCCACTCGATAAGGTAGCCCTCCTCGAGCTGGAGAGACGTCGTCACGCCAGCGAGGATCGTGAAGGTGGCGTAGCTAGCCGGCGCGATGGTCACCACGGCGGCGCTAACGATAGCGGTCTGGTCTGCCTTAAAGACCGACACCGTCCCGCTCGTCGGCGTGGCGATCACACCGAGGCGAAAGGTCGGGCACTCAATCGTCTGGTTCTTGCCCCGCGCGATGGTGTCCGGTGCGCGGAACCTCGCGGTGTAGAGCGTCTCCGAGATCGTCATGTGCCCCCCTGCCTAAGTCACCGCTTATCGCGTTCCTGCCGGTCTGCCTCAACCGCACGTTTGCGCGCTTCCTCGCGAGCTCGCTGCTCCGATACGCCCGAACGCACGAGCTGGCTAGTCATGCGCTCCATCGCCTCACGGTGCTTCGCCTGCTCGCTCACTTCTTCGCCTTTGGTGCCGCCGGGTTCACCAGGCGTTCCTTCGCGGCGAGCATTACGGCGAGGCGTTCCTCTTCGATGTTCAGCGAGGTCGCTACCGCCGGCTGGGTGACGGCCCGTCCACGGAGGTCGTCGACCTTCCGGGCGTGGTCCGCGATGATGAGGTCAATGAACCGCTCGTCAGGGCGCGCGATGATGCCGTCAGCCAAGAGGCGACGGCAGAACGCCCAGTAGCCCGCGCCGTCCGACTTGATCGTCAGCTGCCCCGCAAACACGCTCGGCTTCTCCCACTTCGACATGTGCACAGGGCCGCGATGCCCCTCGAAGGCGACGCAGTAGCCGCCCGGTTCGACGTCCCACGGGATGATCGTCCAGCCCTTGCGACGGTAGGCGAGTTCCGCCTGGTCGGTGTTCCCGTCCTTGTCGACACGGTTGACGCCGGGGTCCGAGCGCATCTCGCTTAGCTGCGGGAGCCACTCGCCCTCCACGAGCTGCCAGCGCGCGGGATGATGCATGTACCAGAACGGCGGCGAGGCGAGCGTCGGCAGTTGCTCGCGCATGGAACCGGGGCGCTCTGCCGCCCTGCCTTGAATGCTAGGCCCGCTGGCCGAAGTCTGAAAGGTTGCGCTCATGGTTGTACTCCGGACGCAGAAAGGGCGCCGAGGTACAGGTAAGCACCCCGACGCCCTAGTGCCACCGTCAGGCGGCTAGCCGACTACGGAGCCAGCTTGGACAGGATGCCGACGGCCTTGAGGTCTTGGATCTCGGCCACCCCGGCGAAGGAGTTGCCGATCACCTTGGTGAGTCCCGAGGCTGCGTCGCGTTCCAGTTCCACGACGACCTGCGAGCCGGCGGGAAGGATGATCGCGCCGGCGCCCTGGATGGGGGCAGGGCTGCCGGTCGCGTAGCCGATGGCGCCCGTGGCGGTCATCATGCCGAGGCGGTCGGCTCCGGCGTTCGCGGTAGGCACAGTCGACGACGTGTACAGAGAAACGCCGAAGAGCATACCCCTGAACCCTTGACCCTTCGCGGCGATCTGGTCCTGCGTCGCGGCCACGTACTGACCAGGGCCGGTCTCGCTGCGAAGCGAGTTGATCAGGTGGTTGATCTGCTGGGGCGCCAAGACCGCCGCGAACTCGCCGTCGTTGCTCTGAAGCTGGAGCTTGTAGATCGCGTCGAAGAACGTCGCGACAGTGAGCGCTACCGTGGTCGAGCCGACGCTCTGAGAGAGGCCCGAGCTGAGCGCGGTGATCATCTGGGTGAGGCGCATCCCGAAGGCAATAGCCATCGAGTTCGCGAGGCCTTCGACGCCAACGCCCGCGCCCGCCGCGAGAGGATCGGTGAGCGACGCCAGGTCCGTGATGTCGTACCTCAAGGCTTGCCGAGCGATCGTGATGGTCGCCGCGCTGGACGTGATCGAGGTGTTCGACACGCTCGATCCGTCGCCCACCGCCGCCATGAGGTCCGTGCCGGCGAGGCCGACAACGGGCACCTGGAGGGCGCTGGAGCCGGTACCGTTGAGGCTGCCGAAGTTGATGAACTGCGGAGCCTTGTACAATTCCGCACGGTCGGCCAGCTTGAGCTCGATCATGCGGTGAAGGACGGCGCTGAGGCGTGCGTTGCCGCTGAGTGCGGCAAAATCGATATTGGCCATGGTGGCCTCCCGAGGGGTTCGATGGTTTGCCGCGCCTTTCGCTTTTTACGTGAGCTTGCCACGAGCGCGTGAGGGTATTCCCCTCACCGTCACCCTACCGCGTGGACGTAATCGCCGCCATGTTGGCCCGTAGTTCAGCGGCGGTCATCTTGCTGATGCTCTCCATCGAGAACACGCTAGGCGCTGCCGCCGGGTTGGGAAGCGTGGTCGCGCTGGATGCCGGCAGACGCATACGCGACGTCTCGGGAGCAACTGCGGCAGGCGCGGCGGTCCCGGCTTCGGGCATGTACGCGCGCACCGCACGGGGCAGCGCCTCGCGGTTAGCCAGCCACTCGCCGATGGGCGGGCGTGCGTCCGCTGCCAACTTCGAGTAGGCGTGCTGAACGTACTCGATGCCCTCTTCCTCGGTAATGCCCGACGCGTAGATTTCACGCTCTAGGCGCAGCGCCTCGCGCTCGGCCTTCGTGCTGCCCTTCAGTTCTTCGAGCTGCGTGCGGTAGCTGCCGACTTCCGCAGCAGCGGGCTCGAGCTCCGCGACGCGACCTTGCAGGGCCTTGACCTGTTCGACGAGTTGACGGATGCGGGCTTCCGCGCCGTTCTGCGCTTCGATGTCCTGACTCATGGTTGCTCCTAGTTGGCCGCCTGGACACGGTCCCAGATGGCGAGTTGACGTTTGGCGTAGGCTCTGCCGGCGTCGCCGCCCCACAGGTCCCACGCGATGCGGCCTGCGCTCGGGTAGTCAGGGTGCCCCCGCTTCGCGGCGGGAGCCTCTAGGTCGACTGCGTGACGCTCGAAGTACGCGACCATGCGCTTGATCGTTTCGATGCTCAGGACCTCGCGCTTAGCGAGCTGGTTCGCGCGTGTCGCGCCCACGATGGTCCCGCCGCGTCCGTACTGCTCACGCAGGGCGAGGCCGCGCCTGGCGTTGGCTGCCACGGCAGCAGGCGCACGCAGCTCGTTACCTGTGCGGCCCTCGTCGCGCACGAACCGCGCGTACACCTCGGGGTGCTCGCGCTCTAGATAGCTCCGCTGCCGGTCACTCAGGAAGGGCATAGACGACCTCGTCCTCCACGACGTCCTCTTCCTCGCCAGCCAGCTCGGTAACGGCCTCGACTTCCTCACCCGTCAGATAGCCCTTGGCTTCGGCGAGGCTTTCCAGAACGGCCCGCAGGATGTCGCGAGAGGCGACGTCGCGCGTCGTAGAGGCGAGCGCCTGGAGTGCGGACGTCGCGGCGTCCAGCTCCTCCACTGCGTCGTCCATCGCGCGGGCGTGACCGTCGTCGGTTACCACGGGCTCGGGCGACGGCGTCTGCTCCGCGCTCGTCATGGTTGCCGCTCCGGTGGTCGTCGTCGCCTCTATCGGTGTGAGCTTCGCCAGCTTGGCGACGGCGTCGGCTTCGCTCAGGTTGCCGAACATTCGAAGCGCCTCGACCTTGTCCATGAGGCCAGCGGCGAGCATCTCGAGAGCGTGCTTCCGGCGCGCGTCCAGCTCTTCCGGCGAGAGCGGGACCTCGCGATACAGGACCGAATAGCCGCCCTCGGGGTACGCGGACCCCGTCGCGCGGTTGAACAGGATCGCCGACTTGGCGACCAGCTCTTCATCAGCCGCCCGCATCTGCACCACGTATCGGCGTTGGGCCTGCCTTTTACCTTCGTTAGAAAGACTAATCGCATACCCGCTTTTTGCGCTGCCGCTGGTTCGCTGAATGTCGGTCTGCGACAAGCCGGCGTCCGTGGCGAGCCGGTGGGCGATGGAAGCAATCGTCGTCTCCAGAGTGGCGACGTCCGCGCCGGCTTGGAACTGCCCTACCGTCGGTTGCGACTCGCTTGCCGCATCCAGCATCAGGATCGTCGTCGGATCGGTGACCACTTCGACACGCACGCCGCGCGTCAGCCCGTCCGTCATCTCAGTGCCCGCGACGCGAACGCCGATGGCGTACCGCTGAGGGAACGACGCGTCTCGCAGACAGTGAGCGAGGAAGGAGTAGAACACGGAGAGCGACAAGCTGCCCTCGAAGAGCTCGATCCCGTAGAACGGGTCAAACAGCCGGTCCCCGTAGTTGCTTGCGTGGTAGAGCACGCCAGGGAGCACAGGCGCGTCGTTACTGGTTCGACGGTACGGGTAGTTCGCGCCCGACCATTCCGGGTCGGCCTGGTTGCGCTTCTCGTCATTCATGCCGAGCACGTGCACGGTCACGTCCTCCCCGAAGCCGGCGCCATCGGTGGCTTTGCGGACCTCGTAGCGAGGGAAGGCAGGGTCGCGGATGTCGAGCACATCCCAGCACCAGACGGCCTCACCGTGCAGGCTGCGGAGACGGATCTCCGCGATGGCCAGCGGTATCGTCGGGCGCTGCGGGTCGGCCTCAGCCACGATCATATCGGGCGACACAGGCCGGTACGTCAGGCGCCCGTCCGTGACGTCGATCCGCATCCACATCTCACGGAGCGCGATCGCCATCGCCTGCACACGGGGCATCTGCGACCACACGCCTGACTTCGCAATAAGGCCCTCGCCGCCGACAAGCGCGTCAGCCGACGACGTCCCGCCGTTCCGCGTCGCCGCATCCTCGGCGGCGTTGTGGTGCACATCCGGTGGGGCGTCGTAAAGGGTCGATAGCTCGTGAGAGATGACCCGGAAGGGGTTCGCGCTGAGGTCGGGCACCCCCCAGGCTTGACGTCGCGTGCTCCCGAGCTGCTGCTGCAAGCGGTCCTCGAGAAGAAGCTGCCACGTGCCCTCCATCAGCGATCGACGGTGGCGCGTGTGGTTCCACCGCGCGGCTTCTTCGGGGTTGGCTGGGGCAGGAGGCGCGGGCATACGGGAGAAGGCGTACATAGTAGTCCCCTAGGGCACGGCTAACCTAGCCGAACGACGGTGGGCGTGTGCATCCGACGGGTCACGAGTTCCAGCGTGTAGCGAAGGGCGTCGATCGAGTGCTTGTGCTCGGACGCCTCGCGACCGTCCCACCGTTGCAGGTCGTCCGCGAGACGCTTGCACCGGGGATGGACGAAGAAGTCCCCGCGCAACATCGCCGCGCTGAGGACCCGGATGCCCTCGAAGACAGAGCCGGCGGGCTTGTGCGCCGTCCGTATCCGGAAGGGCAGCGCACCCGTCGGCAGGCGAAGCGCCCGCTCCATCGCAGACATCAGCATGGCGTTCGACTTCAGCGAGCCGTTGCGCCGGCCATAGACCCGTCGGTCACCGACCCACAGGTCAACCGACTCCCACATCAGGCCGGCGCGCTTGAGCATGTCCAAGAGCATCCGAGCGTCTTGGTCGGGCGTGGTCTGCCCGTCGGTCTGCACCTGGTCCAGCACCCACACGCGAGGTTGCCCCTCGCCACCGTCGCGCACCATCGCTACCAAAAGCCCGACCTGAGCGCCGGCCTCGGTCCCGTGGTCGATGCCGATCCCGATCATCGCCTCGCCCGTCGGGACTTCCGGCTTCACGTGTCTGGCCGGATCGAACATCCGGAAGACCCGGCCCTCCGTCCACAGGCTCTCCCAATCGCCGAACACCCGCTGCGCCCGCTGCTGCGGGAGGATGGCCTCGCTGAACGACTCGATCTGCTCGGCAGACATCAGCGGACGCGAGCCAATCGGCGTCGTGTTTTCGACGGTGAGAGGGAAGCAAAAGTCCTTCACGCGCCCGTCGTCCACAAGCTTCCGAAGCCACCCAAGCGGAGCTCCCACCGGGGTCAAGGTGAAGACGATCCGCCCGTGGTTGCGGAGCACGCGCGGGACGACCTCGTTGTAGATCTCTTCCGGCGGGGGCTCGTCCAGCATACAGAAATCGATGGTTGAGCCGGCAAGCGCGAGTGACCCTTGGTTCGAGGTGCGAACCCGAATAATGCTTCCGTTCTTGAACCTCACCAGCGGGTGACGGCCCCGGAAGCCCTTGCCCACGATGTAGACGGTGTCTTCGGCGAGGTCCCCCTTGGGGAGCAACGCCCATAGCTTCGACTGAACCGAGAGCGAGCTTTCCCAACTCTCGACGATGACCCACGCTTCAATCGGCGCAGGCCGAACCGGTTGGTAGGGGTGGCCTCCCAGACACCGATAGATGCAGTCCACGAGGCCCATCGTCGTTTTGCCCACCTGGTTCCCGGCACGCGCGAGGCGCATGTGAGACGGGTCACTCAGGAACTGGAGCTGCGGCGCGGTCGGGGTCCAGTAGGCGAGAGGGTCCGCGACCGTCCGCTTTTGGAGCTGGTCGACCGCCTTCGCGAGGTTCGCTAAGCCACCGGTCACGAAACCTGCACAAGGCGGGGGCCGCGGCGCTTCATATCGACGGCGTCTTCCACCTGGTCGAGGAGCGACGGCGGGAGCTGCGCGATTGCCTGCGTGATGATGCCGACCAGCTGGACGTCGCTCATGCCCTCGTCCGGCGCGGACTCCTTCGCGCGTGCGATGTCGAGGGCCTCCCGAGCCTGCAAGGCTCGTAGCTTGAGCGAGCCGACGGCTTGCCAGCTGCGAGAGTCGCTCGCACCGTTGACGGCCTCTTCCAGCTGCTCTACTGCGGCGCACAAATACTCAACCGTCGTGCACGTAGTCGCGTCCTTAGGGGACAGGATCGTGGACTTCGTGGCGCTGCGGGTTCGCATGGTGCTCCGATTTGAGTTCAAGTTTAGCGGGGAGCGGGAAAAAGTCGACAAGCTAACGCG